TCAGCATTTGTTTCAACTAGAGATGGAGCTGTAATCTTAAGGTCCATCTTGTGGTCTGATACTGTTCTGAGGGTACGCTCAGTGCCCTTACTTGAAGACCGTGTGTCAATCCTACATACACAGTTAAAGTATCTACCTAGTTTAGTAGATAGCTTTGAACCTACACTTGTAGGATATGCTTTGGATACACCTAAGTCTCCTTCCATGTACTGCATGTGAGTAGTTACTACTACATTACATGGTACCTCTGAACCTGTTATGTATTGTACAATGTGTTGTACATCACGTGCCGCGGTTCCCCATTCTGGCTGACTCGGTTGGTCAGTTGGTTTCTTATTATTAAAAACCAGGGCACCACGTAGCGCTGCCTCACCCATCAAGGTTAAGCTGTCGATAACAAGTACATCCTTGCTAGTCCAGTTCTTAACTGAACTAAAGTCTTCGTCACCATCTTTCCAGTTCGTAATCATTTGAACACCTTTTCTAAAAGCATTCGCTTGACCTAGACCATCACGTAAAGTAATGTAAGATACATTCTTAACTGCGTCGTCATTCAAGAACTCTGGTAAGATAGATAGTCCATCATCAAAATCTAAGATACGTAAGTTATAACCTGCGTTGGCAAGCGAGGCAAGTGCTGATGTTTTACCTGCCCCACTGTCACCTACGAGCAATAACTTTGTATACTCTGCTGATTTATGTTTACTAATGTTTGCCATATTTGTCTCCTGTAAAGTATGCATTGTAGCACGAATTTAAATCCGTGTCAATCTTTTTTTTCTTTCTCCAATAAAACTTTGCCTAAAGCATATATCATAAATGCAATAAACATATTAGATAACAGTAATAAAATCAATAAAATGTTGGTTACTGTAATCATAGTATTATCGAAAAGAATATATTTAAAACTAACAACACAGCTATTATATTTAATAGCGAACTCGTATTGTTATACCACTTCTTAGGTGGGTAATAATGTTTTTCTTTATATTGTTTCTGCATAAGCCTCCTTTAAATCTGGGTGTGGTTCTTTATCAAAGTCATTGTCCAGGAATATGTTCCTGCGTGACGGTGATGCCGAACACGCTTCTTTATATCTACAACCACCATAGTTGTTACATGCAGTAAAATCCGCAGGATAATACTGTTTGTTAAAATAATTAGTTGATACATCTAGTGTATGCATTGCGTCTTTGTACCACTCCATTATCAAATCAGTTGGTACATTGTATACACTTCTATCAAACCTAGTAAAGTGCACACCTGTTTGTACTGCGTCAATGATAAAGCCTGCGACATCCAGTCCGAGTATTTCCCGGGCAGCCCAGATGTAACTGAACACTTGATTGTTCGGCATGAAGTTACCAAAGTAATTAGAGTTAAGTGTACTCTTAGTTGTCTTTACATCACACAAGTATAGCTTACCATCTAGTTGTACTATCTTATCTATACGACCAGAGAATCTATACTCTCCATTACCAAACGGTACTTCAAATCTTTGCTCTAAACATGGTGACCCATCTGGCATGGTTGCTATCTCAAACAAATCATCCCAGTATTCTTCTGCTCTCCATACTATTGCACGAAGAACAGAGGTTAATCCTCTTGCCTTATCTTCTGATAAGTTAAGTGCCTCGCCAAATTCCAGGAGAACGTACTTGATAGCTGCGACCACAGCGTCTTCCTTACTTGCCCCCTTGAATTTCTCTGCGTCAAGGACTTCAAATCCTTCGTGCACAGCCGAACCAAATCCAGTTGCCATGCCATAAGTCTTTGACTTGTAGCCTTGTAGGTTAGTCCAGTTGTACATTCGGGGGCATGAAAGGAATGATGATAGACTTGATGTATCCCATATCTTTTGGATAGGTCTGCCCTCTTGTAGTACAAACTTCTTTAGTCTATCTGGTTGTTCCATTATGTCTCCTTTACTAGCATGTCTAGTACATTTGTTTCAAATTGTTTTGGTTTAGTTCTCGCGGCTTTACTGGTGATACGTTTACCTGCAGCCTCCGTTGCTCTGATGTTTTCCCTGGTAGCTTGTAAATATTTAACGATAGTATTTATATCTTCATCACTCTCTGCTAATTCCAATGGGTCTTTCTCAAGTAAGTCAACAGGTATTTCTAACTCTTTATCATCACTCATTACTCTCTCCTAATTTTGTAAAGCTAGGTTCTGTTTGTCCAGGTATTGGCATCACAGCACGCAGCTCTGCATCGGGTATTACTACTAACCCTTCTTGTACTTTATCATGGGGTTCTTTCAAAACATATTGTCTTCGTTGTTTATCCCAATCTATATTTACTTTCTTGAAAAGTTCTTCGGCTTTGTCTTTACTCTCAGCCTCGACTGTCCAATGTTGCACATACATGTGCGAAGTTACTACATCATATTTCATTTTGTCTCCTTAATTATTATTTAATACTAGCACAGTTAGAAAAAATGTCAAGCTAAAAGTTTAACAAGATACCTACTGCAAATATGAACATGGCGATTGCATTAACTGTAAGCAATGCTCTATCATGCCACATCCACCCTACTATAAACCACCCTGTCACTCCACCTAAGTGAAAGAACAAATTGAGTGGTGTAAATTCTACTGCTGTCATGACCATACCTATAATCATGATGACACTAGCAGTCCACTTAACGTACCAGGAAGGACCGTGACCCGGTGTAATTTTCTTAAAAGTTTGGTTCATATTCATGCCCCCTTTCATGTAGTTCTTTATAGTATTCATACAACTTTTTATATTCGTGGTATGCTCTCCACCTATCTTCAAACTCTGCATTGTACATTTCATCTTCCCAATGTTTCATTCGTGTAGGTACATGGATTATTCTTTTATCATTCATAATCAAACTCACAATCAGCTAAGTCAAACTCATAAGTCTCTGTTAAGTTAAGACCATTGTCAGTTTGTACCCAATTAACAGGGCATTTACTTAACCATTCTTCAAAGATTTTTATATCCATACTCTCTCCTAATGTATAGTTGGTTTAACTAGATTACCATTCTTTAACCAATCCACTTCGTCTATGTCTCTGTCTTCTAAGTATGTCTCAATGAGTGGACCTTTCTCCACTAAGTTTGCAACTGTTGAAGCTAACATGTGTAGCACTTGAGTACTACCTGTTCTCATTAATAACATACGCAAAGACAACTCAAGCATTGAACTATTAATAGTATCAACGCCATGTTTCTTAGATAGTTCAACGATAGGTTCTCGCATGTCATCAATACAATCTGCCATAGCTTTCTCTATGTCTTTTATTTTCTTCATAGTTCTTCTCCATTATCTGCCACTAAAACTAATGGCTCTTGTTCTAATGATGAAGCAATAATTACCCCATCATCTATTGCTTTGATAGATAGATGAGCATACTTGTTTTCATCTACCACATCATTGCCTTTCATCTGCAATGTAAACGCTTTGATATATCTATACATACGCATACGCAAAGCGAAAGGATTGTCATGCTTGATAGTTACATGAGGTTCGTCTCGCTCTGCATTATCCAAGTATTGTATTGCTTTATCTAATGCGTTTGAAATATCTGTCCACTGCAATAGGTTCTGCGTTTTCGGATTCCAACCCATTTATTTCCTCCTGTCTGTATTCATAATCATCTTGGTCTAGATTCATATCATCTAAATCAAACGATGTATTTCTTTTAGGGGCTACTGTATAGCCATCCATTACAAAGTCACCCTCATCTAAGATGTCTTCGTCTCTAGGTGTTGCCTCTCTCAAGCCTACACCTTTAGTCCACTTACTTTTTTTCTTCTTTGTCATTGCGACTCCTTCTGTTTAAGAACAACCACATTGTAAATACAAACACTAGCAATGTGATAACGTTCGGGTTAAAGAAAAAACTCATTGAGCCTAGTATAAATAAACCATACACAGCTACATAACTTAGTATCCCTCCTACTGTTGCCATTCCATATATCCTTTCTCTTCTTTTATATTGTTTCCTGTTCCCATGTGGTACATAGAATCAATATGTTTTTCTCCTACTGAATTAACAAACATAATAGCATTTGTCAAGTCCCCTTCTTCGTTAATTATATCTACAACCATAGGTGTATACTCTGCATTAGTTTCCATACGATTAATGTAATCCATATGATGTAGGTCTAATTCATACAGATGTCCTTTGATTGACTTACCCTTATCCCATTTGCGAAACACAATGGGGAAAGCACTTTGATAATCAATCATGTCAAAGACTGAATGCAATGTAAAGTATTCACCCAGGTATGTACCATCTCCGATTAGAGTTTCTAACCTGCCCCCTTTCTTGAGCGTACCATAAGTAAATAGTCTAGTCTTATAAGGGTTGTGGTTTAAGTTCTTCAATCCTACCTCCATCTAAGTGTTGTATCTCTACAATGTTAACCTTAGGGATAACAGCACCCCCACCCCCTGTCTTACACTCGTCATCATATGATGA